CGTCTCCGGCACGCCCGGGAAACTCCCACCCGGCGAATCGAGCGCGACCAGGACGTTTTTGATCGAACTATCGCTAACGATGCGAGCCAAGGCCTTGTCCACGTCATTGAGGTCCGTGGCGCCGAAGCACAGCCGATCCCAGGACGAGAGGTTTTTGTCGATCGGGCCGTCGATGTGCACGATCGCGGTATTGCCGCGGATCTCGAGGTGATTGTCGCTCCGGGCCAACTGCCGCTCTTCATCGATCTTCCGCACCTGCGGAAGGTCGACCGGCTTGCCTTGCATCATCGAGACAAGGGCCATTTCGAGGCCCACGCGGTACCCGGACTCCAGGAGCACCGGCTGGCAAAAGAGTTTCGTGAAAAGGCGATCGTAACGCATGGCTATTTCTTCTTGGGCGCGGCCGGCGGCTCGTCCTTCGGCGGTTCGGGTTTCTTCTTCTCCTTCGGCTCGTCTTTCGGATCGTCCTCCGGATCGGGCGCGGCCGGCTGGCCCGTCGCGCCAGGCATGCCCGTGCGCCACAGCGGCAGGTTTTCCGCCCAGCGGTTCAAAATGGTGTCCTGCTGCTCAGGGGTAAGCTGCGATTGGGCGAGCATCGACTTTGCCATCTCGAGGAACTTGATCGGCTCGGCGATCCACTGCCGCGTGTGCGGGATCCAGTTCTCGCCCAGGTCGCCATACTCGCGTTTCAGCGTGGTCACGCCGGCAGCCAGGTTGTTAAGCCGGGCGCCGTTGTCGTTGCCGTTATCGACCGTGATCCGCCGCGGCGTCTGCCACGTGATTTTCCAGTTCGGATCGGTTGGCTTCCGGAGCTTCCGGTTTTTGATCCTCCACTGCAGGTAGCGATAGGCGAGCGGGGTGCAGAATCGCGAGATCAGCCCATCGGCCAGCGTCTGAAAGAAGAGGTCGGCTTTCGAGAGAATGAACCGGACGTTCGCGCCGCCGAGCTTCGCGATGTTCCAGAAGAACTCCATCGGCACCCCGGGCGCGAGCGTCACGTCGCGCATAAGCAGGTTTGTGATGAACTCCTCGGTGAGCGGGCTCGGCGAATTGCTGGAGACCAGCTTCACGTCGCCGTCTTCGCCCAGGTAAGCAATGCCGGCTCCGGCGCCGCCATAGACCTGTTCCAGCTGCGCGGTGTCCTTGTCGGAAAAATCCGGATCGTTGCTGCCGCTCTGCGCGATCTTGCCGAAAGCGCCGCGCCCCTTCTTTTTCGCGATGCCCTTTAGCACCAGGGCCACAAGCTTGTGCGCCTTCGCCGTCCGGGTTTCGAGCCGGGCGAGCTCGTTGAAGTCCACGAGATTATTGACCGCCTGGGCGAAGTGGGACAAGCCGCGCACTTGATTTGCGGCGTGCGCTGTAAACCAGTGCATCATCTTCCCGGCCGGGATCGGCACGGTCTCGTCGCCGAGCGCCCTGGCGTAGTACTCGACGGCCTCATTGTATTTGCCGACCTTCACGCCATCGATCACGTCCTTGCCTGCCTTGTCGGGACTGACGATTTCCTGCGAATCGAAAATCTGCGCCGAGGGTTCACCCTTCCAGCGAGGGTTGTCGACGTGGGCGGCGAAGAACTCGCCGCGGTAGAGATATTGCCGGACGCCGAAATCTTGCTGGTCGTAAAAGTCGCGCCTGCCAGAGATATCGCACCGGTTCGGCGTTGCCGCGTAGTCGCCGAAATCTTCCTCCGCTTCGGTCGCGAACTCGTGGTCGTTGGAGTCGATGACCATGCGGATCCCCTTCCCCACGGTATGCCGGGCGATGCCGGCACCGAGTTCCTTCACAATGCCGAACGTCTGCCAGAGCCACTCAACCTTCTGGTTGATGCGGTACCGCGTCCAGCCGTTGAGGTAGAAGCGCGAATCGCTCGGCAGGAGGAACAGCACGTTGCTGCGATCGCCGTTGCCGTAGATCGTTTCGCGAAACGCGACGCTCGCGCCGGCGGCGCTTCCGCTTGCCGATCCGCCGATCGCGGCCGTCTTTGCCTTTCCTCCTGGGAATGGCCGTTCGTTTCCCGAGCGCGTGAGATTGGGGAGCGCGCCGCCCGTGTTTCGTGACCGGCTCATGGGCGCTTCCGCTCAAATAGGTTGCTGAAGTCCGGGGAGGTGATCTGCCCGCCGCCATCATCCCTCAGGAGTTCCAGAGCATCCTCGCAGGCCTCGGCCACTTCATCGCACGAGAGAGACTCCGCCTGCGTGACGCTCTTTCCATTCCCACTCGCCGACTGCAGGAAGCCAATCGACCCTTTGCCCTTGAGGATTTGCGCCGCGGCCAGGTCGGCGAGCTCCGTGACGAAATTGTTATTGCCCTCACGCTCGCTCTTTTTGACGAGGAAGCGAACGAAGCGAGTAATGGCGGCGGCAGACATCGCCCGCTGCGGGGTGTCAATGGTGGCGAGTTGACGCCCGATCCAAGCAATTGGATGCGGTTTCGCTGATTCTCAGCAACTTACGACATTGAATTAGCGTTGCCGACAAGGACGACGGTGATATCACCAACACCATGGATCTATACGTCGCGCAAAAAGCTCAGCAGGCGATGGAGGAACTGTGCAAGGGAGAGAATCTCGATACTCGTATCTGGAGCGCGGTTACCCATCTTCAGTTGGTTACCAATGAGCACTGGCTCAAGTCATGCCCTCGCGACGTGGCCGAGGCTCTTCTGGCCGTGCAAAGCTCGGATCGTTCCGAAAATCTTTTGGTAATGGGTCAACGGATTCGGACCGCGGTGCAATGCATTTTCGAAGAATGCGGTCGCATCGAGTTGAGAATCGATTCGCACAGTCATCAATCCTGATTTTCCTCTGCTGCTTTCACCCGCTCGTAAAGGTCCACCACGGGCCTCGCCTTCTGCAAAAATTCTTTGCGATCCATCGAATTCCACTTCTCCGGCTCCGGCGCGTTCAGCTTCAGACTGAGTGTGTAAACGGGCGCCTCAACGCCTCCAGCATGCCCATCGGATTTCGGCTTAGCGGGTAAAATTCCGCACGCTAGATAGAGCTCTTGCATGCTCGCGAACTCAGGTTGATCTGAGCTTAGGGTCGCCTTGTACCGCACAGCTCGCATGTAGTTGTAGGCGGTCGATCGCGAAAACTTCACCGCCTCCGGAAGTGAAGCGATAAACGCCTCAAGCCAATCTTCAAAATCACCGGATAGTTGCTCCCGCGCTTCAATTAACAACTCCCCAGCGGCGACCAAGGCATTCATTCCGCGGTTCGCCCAGGAGAGACACGCGTCGCGAGATTCTTCCACGACCCGGTGCGCCTCCAGGATCCGCTCGATCTGGCGAGCCTCGCGCAAGCCGGCAGTGACGGCGGAGAGCGTGAGCTTCATGCCGCGGCGGCCACCGGGGGTGGCGGAAGAAATAAACTTTGCATGGCGCGGCGCCAGCTTCCCTCGAAATCGGAATCCCCGCGATCGCGTGTCTTTCCAATCCGGGTGTGCCGGTACTTTTGCCGGGCCTCGGGTGATTTGTCGCCCCGGCCGCGGAGTCCGCCGAGCCGCTCTTGCAGCTGTCGATAGCACTTATGGACTGTCGCGCGCCGCACTCCGAGCAGATCTCCGAGCGTTTGGAAACTGCGCCCTTCCCTGCCCATCAGCCGCAACAGACAGAGCGCGCGCATGCGATAATGGCGGTCTGTGTCGCGGGACATCAGTTCCAGGAAGCGCATCGTCACCTCTTCGTCCTCGCGCGAGGCCGCGCGCCGTTCCAACTCCTTCCAATCCGCATCGAGACAGGCAAGCCGGAGGATCGCAAAGACCGTGTCGGCGAGTTCCCCGACGGTTCCCGGCATCCTGCCTTGAAACGTGGCGATCTTCTCGCGGATCCGATCCTCGAGGGAATCGGCTTCTCCTTCGATATCGGGGCGATAGCTGGCGCGGGTAGAATCCGCAGTGTCTTGGCGCAACATGGGAATCAGAAGTGCTCGGCAAACGCGCGCGGGTCGGAGCTCCGGAGAGACGACCCGCGGCGTGGTGCCAAGCGAGTCGAGGGGCATGTCAACATGAGCCCGACCGTCGCCGATTACGTGCTTTCCCGTCCACGGCGGAAATGTTGCAGAGTGTTGCATCGACCAGGGCCACCTTGAGCAGCTGCTCGCGGACCTTTCGCGGCTTGGCGAAGAAGACCTTTGGCGCAATTCCCAATCGCTTGGCCGCGTCCCGCTGTTCCAGCCACCACACCAATTCCGTGAGCTTGATGCGGCCGTCGATGAACGGAGCGCCCTCGCTTTGCCACCGCCAGACGGTCGTGCGATCGCGCCGGAAGTGAAACACTACCTCCTTGCGTGTGAGCAGTTCGGGGGCTCCGTCGAGGGTTGGCTCAGGGGTCAATCGCCGCTTAGTTTAGCACATTAACAAACACGCATTGCATCGGTTGCAAGTGCTGGTAATGATCCCGCCCATGCAAGCCCTTCTCGAACCAGATGCCGAGCAGGCACTGCAAGAAGCACTCGCGGAAATGGAGCGCAGGACCGAGGCCCGCCGGCGAGTCCAGGAGCACCTCGACACGTGCCAGGAATGCGACGAGGTCCTCTGCTATGTGGGCGCCGCGCTCGTCCGCGACGCTGTTGCCTAGCCTTTCGAAGCGGTTTTCTTGGTCTGCGCTTCCGCGGCTGCCGCTTCCGCTTTCGCCCTTTCGGCGCGCAAGCTATCGAATGCCTCTTCGATCCTGCCGGAGAGCACCCGTTGATTTTTCTCGGTGTCGCCGAGGTCATTCTTCACCCGGCGCTTCCAGACCGGCTTGCCGTTCTCCTCGATCTTGTGCTCGTCGCACATCTGTTTCTTGTATTCGGGATCGATATTCGTCGGCAGCCACCAGTTGATGGGAACCCCGTTGGTCGATCCATTCAGGATGCAATCGTAATAGAGGTTCGCGGCGAAGAGGTCCGACCAGAACCAGATAAGATCGAGTTGCCCGTCCATCACGCCCTCATTGATCCGAATCGGGTTGCCTCCTGTCTTCTCCGGGCCGCCGCCCTTGCTGGGGCTCAGCCAGGCGGTTTGGGTGAGGCAGTAATCAAACACGGTCTGCAACTCGAACCCGCAATCGTAGAGCCCGGCCGTCACCGAGTACTCGCGGTAGGTTCCATCCGGCCGCGTGTAACGAAAGCGCCGGTAGTGGCCCTGGGCGTCCGGGGCCAGGCCCGCTTTCTCCGCGATCATCGTATCGCTGGCGATCTCACCCCAGTCGATGAGCGCGCTCCACGTCGGGCGGTCCGGGTGATCCCATAGTATTCCCCAGGCCCGGATGGTGAACCAGAGCTCCGTGCCCTGCCGATCAATGCACATCGTCAGGATCTCGGCCTCGAGCGGAATCTGCCCCTGGACGTAGCGCACCGGGCACCGCCCGATGCACTTCTCGATATCGCTTTCCTTGAGCTGGGCGCCGTTGTGCGCCAGCGGCCGGCCGAGGGTGTAAACCCAGAACACCATCAGCTTGGCGAAATCGCGCCGGGCGTGCAGGAACTTGGTCGCGATGACACCCCAGCTTTCCCACGGGGAATACCAGCTCCACACATGCGCGCTCACGTGCTCGTCCTCGTCCCCGGGCGCCGCTTCCTTTTCCTCGCTCCCTTCTTCCTCGGCCTCGATCGGGGGCTCCGGGTCTGGATTGTGCGCCATCCAGCGATAGCGCGCGAGCATCCAGGCCTGGTGCGCCTTTTGGTCGATATCCTGCAGGCAGTGCGGGCACTGGTAAGTTGTGCCGGCGCGCACCCGCTTCATATTCCAGCCCACGCGCACCTTCTCCATTTGCGTGGGGTCGTCGTTCCGCGGACGCTCATGGTAGATCGCAAACTTTTCGAAGTTCGCCTGGCCCGTCGTCTCTTCACGCCATTGGTCGCGCGGCAGGAGGATCCCGTCCTCGTCGACGAGCGGATTCAGCTCCACGTCGAAAGGCACGCGCACCTTTTCGGTAAAGAATGTGAACCGCTGCCAGCCGGCGAGCCGCGGGTCGTAACTGGCCGGTGACCAGCCCGGGCGGCATTCCTCCTCCGGAGGCGGCACAAATGGCGTTGTGACGAAGTGCGCGAGTTTCGGATCCCGCGCCCGCTGATCGGAACAATGGGGGCACGGCAGGTAGCAATGATGCTGCGTGCCGCTGAGAAACTTCGTCCACGTCGGCCCGGCTTCGCCCGCCTGGGGCGTCGAATTCCGAACGACCAGGCGCGAGTTCGGGAAGAGCGCGGTGCGAGCCTCGAGCTTGTCGGTGCTGGCCGCGCTTTTCTCCGTGCTCGATCTGCAGGCGTCGAGTTCGTTGGTGACGACGAGCTCCGCATTGAAGCCGTGCAAATCGGCCTCGGCTCCAGAGCCGATGATCCGAAATCGCTTTCCACGGAATGCTTTTTCGAAAGTGGTCCACCACTTCTTGCAGCCGGGCGCCGGCGGCGCCGCCACGGCGAGCGATCGCACGGCCTGGCATTCGAGCAGGAAATCGTCGAGTTCGTCCCGGACGAGCTTGCGGGCCGAGTTCCTCGAGGGATCGAGCCACGCGATCCAGCCGAACCGCTCCGAGATCCAATAGAGGACCAGGCAAATGCAAAACAGCGTCTTGCCGGCACGCGCGCTGGAGCACAGCGTCAGGAAGTGAACATGACTCTGCTGAGCAAGATCGTAGAGCCCGCGGAATATGGGAAACCTGCCAGTGCGCAACGTGCCTGGGTTTGGGCCACCGCTCGACTCGGGGATTTTTACGTTACCGTCGAGCCAACGCCACAGGCGCATTCGCGGCCGCGGCTTGACGATGGCGCGCACCATCCCGAGCAGCCAGGCTTTCGCATTACGATAACGGTTGAGGTTCTTCACTTCCGCCGGCGCCGTGTCGGCTTGCGCGTCTGATTCACGATTGTCGCCTCGATGAGCGGCGGCGGCGGTGTAGGCTGCGGTCGTGTCTTCTTCTTCCTCGATTGCTTGGAAACTGCCCCGCGGGCCGGTGGTGATCGATCTGGCGCGGGTTTATCCTGGGGAAGGTTGGGCGCGGGTTGCGGGGGTGATTGCGCTTTCGCAGGCGTGTGGCCACTGCTGGACCCGCATTCATTTTCATCTGGGTCAGCTAGGATCTCGACCTCGTCGACGATCGAGGATTCCTGCCGCTTAGCATTCGCGATCGCTTTCCGGCCGATCTGCTGCAGCGCCTCTCGCGCGATCGCCACCGCAAGCCCCAGGAGCGCATCTCGATCCGCGCCATCAAATAGCAACGCTTCGTCGAACGGCACTACGACCGCGGCCGCTTTGATCGCGTCATCGACCAGGTAGCGGCCGAGTTGTAGATCGGTCGCGATCGCGTCGATCTCATCCATCAAGTGATCGCGGCATTCC